CCAACTTGAGAATCGCTGTTATCCGCAGAATCATTAACCTGACGCCAATCATTAAAATAATCGGTGGGTTGAACTGACAGATTGCCAACAGTCCCAAGTGAGGACTCAGCATAATGGATCGCTTGAGAAACCTCAAGCAAATCCGTCGGTGGATTATCGATTCCTGTGTTCGACGGTATATAACTGGCTGCAATGAACGAGTTGGCAGTGCCACCAACACCGGTGGCACGAACCTGCACTTTCAAATCAGTCAGCATCCAGCGAGAACTAATCGCCTGCAATGCAGAAAACTGCGCGCATATTGTATTCAGGAAGATATAATCTCCAGTGTTTGTGCCCTTGCCTAAGACAAGGAGCTTCCCAACTGTCCCCGCTGACGGAGGTACGAGCAAGAGCCCAGTAAACTTAAAAGGCATTGACATCGTATCCCCCGGAGCACGTGGGTAGTAGGATGGAATTCGTCCAACAGTTGAGACTGTTGATGAATTTTGACGACGATTGCGACGTCTGTTACGAGCTTTGCCCCTCGCGGGCGTGTTAAGTTGAGAAATATTGGACTTGTTCTTCATAGCGTGATATATATTATTTTTATAGACTTGTAACATATATTATCCTGGTTCGCTAGACCAACAAACAATTATTCGGTTCAATAACCAAATCTTCGCGCTCACAATGCGCGGAAACGACATAGTCCGATATCCTCAACTGAGAATAATAATTCTCAATCTCAATTTGTGAATCAGGCAGAACACCAAAAGCATAATAGTAGGACACCCTGGAACGGGCATCAACAGTAGCTGCAGCAAGCCCATCGATTTTCTGAAGCATAGACGCACCACGGTACACATAATCAATGTGCGCGCGACTCGCTTTAACTCCTTCATCAACGAACTTCTGGTAGAAGGCGTGTTGTACCGGACAACCGGTGGTAGCAATAGTGCCACACTCCCCAACCGCTCCCAACCATTTACGATATGCTTTATTTGATGTTATAGGCACAAGGCACATGGGATCTTTGGTCATTACAGCGTCATGCGTACGAAGCATGCGCCAACCAGTACTCAACAACACTGGACGCGTTTGACAGAAATCAATCCGTTCAAACATGTAGACTGGTTCTTCCAGAACTATTGAAAATCCTTTCCGTTTAAACCAGCCATCAAAACCCACCATGAACCTTTGCAAATCAACACGTTCCATAAAAAGCACGCAATCATCACCATTATTCGCAAGCTCAGCGTGCACGCGCTTCTCAGTCAAGTATGCATGAATCAACCCGCACATGATAATACAATTACCAAGCGAAGTGTTCAAGTCACCTGACGAGCGTGTGCCGTACATTTTGAACTTGATATTACCATCAGGCAAGTAAGCAGTTCCTCTATTGACTAATTGCCAACGCAATAAGTCACTGAGACGTCGTGAACCAGGAAACAACGCTCGATAGAACGAATGCTCATATTTCAGAGCTGGAATGCTTACATGCATATCAAACTTGGTGGCATCCAAACCAAGCGCAACTGGATCATCGAATCTATCCCACTTCTCGCGCAATATTGCAGCGGAGACATCGGCGTTAAATCCTTTAATCACTGTCGAACGGGTTCTGTTTCCAAAAGCTCGATTGATAGCAGTAAAATAATGATGTTCTGCATGCTTAAGAAATCGTCCCAGTTCCAAGTTATACCTTGGGTTACGTGGGTTAATGATTCTAGCAGCCTTGCTCACATCCTGTTTGCCATACTTTACAAATGACGTTAACCGGGAATCTTCCTCGGTCAATGTTTCTCTCTGCAGACTAAGCATTGCATCCTCATACACACGTCGTTTCGGCCCGCGATAGCAATCAACTACTTGTGATCGAGTAAGACGGGGCAAACTTGGCATGAATGACATGACTAAATTGCGAAAGTTCTTGAGAGAGCCACTTGCATAAGCATTGGGCTTGACATCATACGCCGGTCTGAACAAGTCACCTTCCTTACAAAGAAAATAACGTTCAACCATGGCCTTACACATGACATCAACATTGTTGTTACAAACTCCCATATTGTGTGATGGGCCAAATCCAGTGGTAACAATGAACCGCCTGGGTTTGTAGGCATTCCCGTTCTTGTGCACACACAATCGGCCGCGACACTCGGTACGAACCCTATCAAAAAGACGAGGATCGACCAAAGAGTCACTACCGTGCACTAAGATCGGGCCACCTCAACAAGCTTTAGTGTTTGGATACTTTTCAGCATCCAACCACTTAAGCCAAGCAGGTAGCCTGGTTCGGGTCAAAGCAATACTATCGAGAATGTACTCGTCGAATACTGCATTGAGTGTTATCTGTTGGTGCGCAACTATATCAACATCTCTAACATGATACTTCCTACAAATGCGTAGGTACTCCTTCTCCACGAGTAAGCAATTAGCTTCATTGTTAGTCATGCGACCTAGTTTGGCACGCAGATGCAACGCCATTGATGCTGAAAATTTAGGAACCACACACGTTTTCACGCGGTTCTGTTCTGGTTTAAATAGTGCATCAAAAACTGGTTGTGGACAGAGATTAACATCAACTCCATAGTTACGGAGGAAGTATAAATCCCACTCGCGCTCAGAACGCTTCTTTCCACGGTTTCTACGCCCGATCGAAGATAAATCAGACATATCGTAACCAGTATTACGATTAATATCGACTATGGTTTGACCCACACTCGTTTGTTCAGATTCGAACCCTGAATGAATCAACATTTCAGCTCGAACCTCGGCACGACGTAGTTTGTCTTCGCGCCACATTGACAGCATGGTAGAGTCGAGACCCAAAAGAATTTGGGCACGAGGGCTCTCCACCAGCCAGTCAAACATGTTCTTCTTAATGCGACACCACATGGACAATTGTGGCTCACACACGGCGATTGGTCGTATCATGGTTGGACGCTTATCGCTGCTAATTAGCCCGTCGTATAGCCCCGACGGTTTCGACTCAGCATCAGTCTCATTTAGGCTACCCCCACCTGTGTGCGCAATAGTTTCACTAATAACGGCGCAACCCGCTTTCATTACTACTACCGCTGGAACAGAGTCACGACATCGTTGCATGAGTGTAGTTTCCACTACACCGGTATACGAACTGCCGCCCAACAACACGTTTGAAAAAGTA